AGGTAAACGTAATGGCATAATACCGCCTTTGTTGGCCGCATCGTATCAAAAAGGTGGCTCCCCGTCAAATATTACTATGGGATTACTCTTTATAAATTTTGTAGTTTTTAAATGATTCCGGGTCAAGGGGTGGACCATAGTAGATAGCGATGGAATCTTCAGCGCCCTCTGTCCAGGTTTGGTGGTAGTAGTTATCTTCATCGAGTTCCCCTTGTGAGTCACAAACCTCACACTGCTCAATTGATTCAGTCGCTTCCCAATTAAATTTGACATATCCATTTCCCTTGCAGTTGTAACATATCATCACCAGCTCCTTTGATGTGTATCATAATACTTTATAATCTTTTCATGTCTCCTTCTTTTTGGTTTTACATCTTTAACAACTTGATGACCTTGCTTTAACTTACGTCTGTAAGCAGCTCCTAGTACAGAGTTCTTACTACGGCCAAAGATAGTACCAATCTGTGTGTAGGAAAATTTTTCTTTTAACTTTTCAATCAGATCTAATTCACGATCCGTGTACCGTTTTTCAAATTTACTTCTCATTCGTACCTCCTTGTTATAATTTTATACAAGCGCTCCCATCTCAAGCGAGTAGCAACCTCTTTACCATTGCGTGGTTCGCGGGTCGCTACCCTAGAAACTTTTTCGTATTCCTTCATGAGCCTAGTTCTAAGAGTATTCTTCTTAACCACGATTCCTCCTTCGTAATTTCATAATAATACCAAGTGCAGTATTGTTTATCTCCTAAGCAATCTCTCATATAACTTTGATAAGGAGAAAAATAGATCACCATTGCCGTGCTAATGACAATCGCAATAGCGATCCATTTCATTATGCTGCACTCTTTAATTCTTTTTTAACTGTTGGCTTTTGCTTTTGCCATTCTTGATCTACTAACATTGAGATCACCGCTCCGATTGAACGATGTGAATGACTAGCAATTATCTTTGCTTTGTTGTACGTTTCCATTTTCGTAGCAACTGATTTATATTTAGTTGTGTCCATTAGGACTCCTTTCTTTTTTTAATGGGTTCGATAACCCAGTTCTTAACGTCTTCCCCCATCACCTCACTTGCGATGTCAATCTTACTACGAAGACTACGCACAATCTTTTCATCGACTGTACCTTCAGCTATCATATCAACGTAAGTAACTTTATTTACTTGGCCAATACGATGCGCTCTATCTTCCGATTGCATCCTCTTCTCTAAATCATATGAGTTAGAATAATATACAACAGTATGAGCTGCAGTCAGTGTTAGACCGTAACCACCTGTTGAAGGATTACCAACAAAATATTTTAGTGAAGAATTCTTATCTTGAAATTTTTCAACAATGTCCTGGCGATCTCTATCTTTTGTATCACCATAGTATGTAGCAACAGAATCTGATCCAAACTTTTCAGATAATGTTTGTTGAATCTTTTTAATATCAAATCTATAGTTCGCCCAAATAATTACTTTGCCATCTACTTCTTCAAGGATGTTAAGTAATTCATTCATGCGATTACTTTTTATTTCTTTTGTATCACCATCATCAAACGTTACATGACCACAAGTTATTTGATGTAAACGAATTAAAGCTGCAAGTGTACTAAGACTTGTCATTGTCTTACCATCCATCTCTGTAATATTAAAACGTCTCATCTCTTCATAAGCTTTCACTTGCTCTGATGTAAGTGATATCGTTCTTGTTGTATAAATTTTTTCTGGTAGATCCAAGCAGTCCTCCTTTAATACCCGGTAAGAGTATTGATCTATGATTGTATTTAATTCTGGTAGCCGTTGAAATCCTACAACTAGGTTCGTGGACCGTGTTCCAAAATTCCTGCGTACCATAACAGCGTACCTAGATTTAAATGCCCAATAATTTTGACGTGTAATATTAGGACTTAAGAATTCTAACTGCGCATACACATCCAATGGATTCTTGGTAACAGGTGAGCCTGTCATGATGCGTCTTACCTTGGCTAACTTACTGATTTTTATAGCGTTTTTAGTTCGTGAAGCTGTCGGTGTTTTGATGGTAGTTGATTCATCAATCGCTAGTAGTGTGCGATTTTTGTGTAAGAACTGTGTCACATATTTTATCCCAACACTTCCACTCAATGCTTCAATGTTCATAAGAAGTATGCGTAATGTTTTGTTAGGATAAATTATATCTTTTAATTTTTTCTTATCATCCTTTGTCATTTCACTTGGAGCTCTCCATGCAGCTACAGTATGAGGTATCTCATCTGGTAAATGAATTGGTATTTCTCCTCGTTCCCAGTTACGATACACACCTTTAGGTGCAATGATTAATGCTGAATCAATCTTACCTTGTAAATAATATTTACCAATCTCATCAATTAATACTTTAGATTTACCTGTCCCCATTTCCATAAAAAAAGCATAGTATTCCTTGTTATCTGCTTGTTTCAATGCCTCTAACTGATGGGCATAAGGCTTCGTCTTAAAATTATATTCACTCATTTTTTATTTTTATAGTTGACTATGAGATAAATTGCAAGTAGTAAATAGAAAAATATGGGAGAGCATATGAATAACATAACAAAACTATTTGAAGACGTATCAACAGAATCATTTAATAAAATAGATGATGAAGCTCTTGGTCAATTAGGATCAGAGATTGAACGCATACGTTCAGTTCAAGAACAAATTGAATTGACAGAAGTAAAAGTAAAAAAATTAAAAGAGGAAGAGCAAGTATTAGCTGACAGCATTACAGATCTTCTTCAATCAAAAGGTGTGTCTGAATTAAAATTAACAGATGGATCTAAAGTAACAACTAAAGAACAACTATATTGCAGCATCAAAGAAGAAAATAAAGAGGGCGCATTTAATTGGGTGCGATCTCAAGGTGATGGTGATATAATAAAAAACATAGTTAGTGTGGATTTCAAAAAAGGTGAAGACAAAGTAGCCCAGGAATTCAAACAACTAGCAGAGGATTCGGGACTCGTTCCGAATGAAACCTCATCAATACATCCGAGTACATTACGTTCGTACTTGAATGCAAAATCCAGAGATGGAGTAGACTTTGATGAGAAATTGTTTGGTGCCTTTAGGCTTAATAAAGTCAGTATCAAGCAATCGTAACTTTAAACAATGAGGTATGAATTATGAGCAAACAAGTTCAGAAAAAAGAAAGCAACAATGCTGTTGCTATTATGTCTCAATTCGAAGGAGTTGATACAGGATTTGAAGAGATGAGCGCAGATGATCTGCAGCTTCCTCGATTAAAACTTCTACAAGCTATGTCTCCAGAGTTAGAAAATGATGATGCACTACGTGCAGGTCATGTGCTTAATTCTGTCACTGGAGATTGGTGGCCTAGTGATCAAGGGGTTAAGGTTATCCCTTGTGTTTATCATAAGACTTACGTTGAGTGGGCTCCTGTTGGTAGTGGTGCTAAAGGTCCTGTGTCCGTGCACCAATCAAAAGAAGTCATGAATGACACGATACGTGGCGATGATAATAAGTTTTATAAGAATGATAACTCAGGTAATTACATCGAAGAGACAGCTAATTACTTTGTGTTAATCGTGGGGGGAAAGGGTGAAACAAGTCAAGCAGTGATCTCAATGAAGTCATCGCAGCTAACGCCAAGTAGAAATTGGAATAGTAAGATGAAAAATTTGAAGATCCAAAATGCGAAAGGAACTTATTTTACTCCACCAATGTGGTCACATTCTTATCTTCTTAAATCAGAGAAGGCAAAGAATGGAGATAAAACCTGGTATAAGTGGAAGATAGAGTTGGACTCTATGTTAACAGATGAAGCGCATGTCACTGAGGCATCTGCTTTTTCTAAAGACATGAGTGCAGCTAAAGAGAAGCTTCAACCAGAAATGGAGGAAGATAAAACTTCATCAGAAAAAATACCCTTTTAACAGTTAGGTTGTAGAAAATGGTTAACGGATTACAGGCCCGTTCGTCAGATTATGTGTTGTTCTACAACTTATGCTTTCTTAAACAACGCATAATCATGGGCCTGCATTTAACTATTTTACATCATGAGCACACAAAAATTTAAAAAAATATTCGAGGGTTTAGATAGGGCATATGGTCAATACTCACCGGGTGATATTAAAAACGGAAAGGTAGGAGGCAATGCAGTTACTAAAAGAGGTTTTATATCAGATACATTATGGGAAGATCATCTTGCGGGTAAAGCGCCTAGTTTGGGAAGTATCCCCATTAGAGATGATAGCACTTGTTCTTGGGGTTGTATTGACATTGATACTTATCCTTTAGATTATAAAAAAGTAATTTCCAATATACGAAAAAATAAACTACCCTTTGTACCATGTCGTTCAAAAAGTGGTGGTGCACATTTATTTCTTTTTACAGAGGAACCAATCACAGCAGAGATCATGCGAAACAAGTTGATGGAATTAGCTGGAGGGTTAGGCTATGGCAGTTGTGAAATATTTCCAAAGCAAGTCGAACTCAATACGACTAGAGGAGACATTGGTTCTTTTCTTAATCTACCTTACTTTGATAGCAGTAATACTATGCGCTATGCTTTTCTTGATGATGGCAGTGCTGCTACATTGGATCAGTTCTTTGATCTATATGATCAGTACAAAATTAAAAAAGAAGATTTTGAAAAGATAAAAATAAAAGCAAAGAAAAAAACATCTGGGTTTGATGGACCACCTTGCCTGGAAACATTAATGAATGTTGGTATTGATGAGGGTGGTCGTGATAATGTTTTGTATCACTACTCAGTGTACGCAAAAAAGAAATGGCCAGATGATTGGGAGAATAAAATTTCTGAGTTTAATAACAAGTACATGAATAAACCTTTGTCTTATAGACAAGTAGATAAAACAATTAAACAACATCAGAAAACAGATTACAAATACAAATGTAAGGATCAACCAATGTGCAGCTTCTGTGACTCTTCTCAATGTCGTAAGAGAGAGTTTGGTATTGGTGGAGATTTTGAGTTTGGTTTTGATAGTATAAAAAAATATCAAACAGAGAATTCTATTTGGTACATAACCATTGATGGTAGACAAGTTCGTGTAAGAACAAAGACATTACATAAACAAGATACATTTCAAGAAACTGTTTATGATCAAATAAATGTTATCCTTCCAGATCTATCAAGAAAAGATTGGAAGATAAAATTACAAGAGATTGGTAACAACGCAGAGATCATTGAAATGGGGGATGATGTTTCACCAGAAGGTAGATTTGATCAGCACTTGCATGCTTTTGTTAATGACCAAGGTAAAGGATTAACTCTTGATGAATGTAATTATGGAAAATCTTTTGAAGAGAATGGTAAGATTTATTTTAGAATGGAATTCTTATTGGCGTATTTAGAAAAGCAACGGTTCAGAGGTTTTGATGCTGTAAGAGTAGCTGCACGATTAAAAGAAAAAGATGCAGAGTCCGTTGTTAGAAAAGTAGAAAAGAAGAATACCAGGTTATGGGAAATTGATAATGAAAGTTTTAAAAGAATAGAGTCGCTACCATTACCAAAAGAAGATAGTTTAGATAATGATGATGAAACCATACCTTTTTAATTATGAAACTTAAACACTTAGATTTATTTAGTGGTATCGGTGGCTTCAGTTTAGGACTCGAAGCCACTGGAGGTTTTGAAACAAAAGCATTTTGTGACATTGAAAAATATCCAAGACAAGTGCTGCAAAAACATTGGCCTCATGTTAAACAATATGAAGATATAAAGGAGCTGAACTATGAAAGACTCAAAGCAGATGGAATTGATTCCATCGACATCATCACAGGAGGATACCCTTGCCAACCTTTCTCCATCGCAGGTCGCCAAAAAGGTGAGCAAGATCCGAGACACCTCTGGCCAGAGTATTTTAGACTTGTCAAAGAACTCAGACCAACTTGGGTTATTGGAGAAAATGTTAGTGGACACATTAAACTCGGTCTCGACACCGTTATCGAGGACTTGGAGAGTGAAGACTACTCCGTTAGGCCGTTTAGTATTTCAGCTTCGAGCATCGGTGCCAACCACCAAAGAGAAAGAATCTGGATATTGGCGCACTCCAGACGCTCACAGTGGCCGAGGGCCGAGCTCCGAGGAGAGAATGAAAATGAAACTAGAAAAGAAAATGCCAATCAGTTTGAACGATCAAGTAGCACATCCGAAGTTGATGTGGCCAACACCAACAACGAGAGATTACAAAGACAGTGGCAAAGCCGTAATCAATTCACACCGAGATTCAATTCTTCCCGTGAGAGTAGCGAAGAAGGACAAAGAACAGTGGGTCAAGGGTGGTGGGAGTCTGAACCCAACATGGGTAGAGTGGCTCATGGGGTACCCAAAAGGGTGGACAGACTTAAATCATTAGGCAATAGTTTGGTACCACAGATACCTTACTATATAGGAAAAACAATTTTAGAGGTGGTGAATGGAAAAACTAATTAAAGAAACTTTAGGTATAGCTGCGAAACTCGTAGCTAAAGCAGAGAGTAGAAACATGAAGCTAACAAAAAGAATATTAGTGGATGATTTAAAAATGATAAAATTAAACTTAATGTTATTACAAGATGATATTACAAGACAGTCAAAGTCAGAAAATTAAAATAGTTTTTGGTCCACCAGGTACCGGGAAGACAACACATCTTCTTAGTATTGTTGAATCAGAACTACAAAAAGGAACTCCACCAGATCGAATAGGATATTTTGCTTTTACAAAAAAAGCTGCAAGGGAGGCAGTGACGAGAGCAATGGAGAAATTTAGTTTGGATCGTAAAAGTTTTAAATACTTTCGTACACTACACAGTATGGCATTCTTAATGTTAGGATTAAAGAATGCTGATGTTATGGATGATGATGATTACAAAGCAGCTTCTGATTATCTACAAGTTAAATTAATTAATCCAAACAAATCAGTAGATGAGTTAGGTATTTCATTACCACAAGATCCTTACTTAAAAATAATTGATCAAGCAAAAATAAAAAACGTATCACTATCAAATGAGTTCATACGTAGTGGTGAACATATTCAAGGAGGTTTTGAAAAGCTAGAACAAATAGATAAAGGTTTAGAACGATATAAAAAGAAACATAGTAAATTTAATTTTACAGATATGATTGTAGAATTTAATAAACAAAAAAATTGTCCTAGGTTTGAAGTTGTAATTATTGATGAGGCACAGGATCTTAGTTTTATTCAATGGCAAATGGCAGAGATACTTATTCGTAATTCAAAACGAGCTTACATTGCAGGAGATGATGACCAAGCTATATTTGATTGGGCGGGTGCAGATACAAAAAGATTAGGATTGATAGGTGGGGAAAGAGAAATACTAACACAGTCTTACCGAGTGCCGAGAGCCGTGCACCAAGTAGCTGATAACTTGATTAGTAAAGTTAATGATCGTGTACAAAAAGATTGGAATCCAAAAGAAGAAGAAGGAATAGTGCAGCGTCATCGTATGCGATTCAATAACCAAATAGATTTAACAAATGGATCGTGGTTAATTTTAGCAAGAACTAATTATGTGTTAGATCAAATAGCAGATGATTTAAAATACCAAGGATTGTTTTATGAATATAAAAATAGATCTTCTATTTCTGATCGCATGATCAGAGCAATACAAGGATGGAATAATTTAAAAGAAGGAAACGAGATAGATGTATTTGCAGCACAAGATATTTATTATTACATGAGTGGCAATGGTAATATAGAACATGGTCATAAAGAAGCCATAAAGACAGCGAGTGAAGAAGTTAAATATAATTACGAATCGTTAGTCGTGGGTCATGGTTTAAATGCTGACATAAATAGTGAATGGAACATTGCATTAGATAGAATACCAGAATCGATGCAACGTTATATCAATGCAGCAATGCGCAGATCATCCTTTAATAAATCGAAAAATATAAAATTATCTACAATTCATGCATCTAAAGGTGGCGAAGCAGACAATGTTATGGTATTAAAGGACTTACCACGTAAGGCAGACTTAAGTCTTGCGCAAAAAAGAGACGATGAGAGGAGAGTGTTTTACGTTGCTACAACAAGAGCAAAAAAATCTTTACACATTATTGAGAGCCAATCTAACAGAGAGTTTACAGAACTATGATCTGTGAAAATATTTTAGAACAAGCAAAAGAATTAGTTGGAGGTGATCGCCAAGAAGACTACGGCGATAAGCTTACCAATCATGAGAACATTGCTGCATTGTGGTCGATTTTCCTCCGCAAAAAATTAACACCCCATGATGTGGCAATGTGTATGGCTTTAGTTAAAGTTGCTAGACTAATGCATGCACATAAACCAGACAGCTATGTAGACTTGGCGGCCTATGCAGCTATTGCAGGGGAAATAGATGAGCGAACGAAGTGAGACAACCTTCTCTTTTTCAAACTCCAAGTGAGTGGCTACCGCCAGAAGGAGTGCCAGATTTAAGAGAGGCAAAAGAGATAGCCATTGACTTAGAAACAAAAGATGATGGTATAAAAAATAGTGTAGGACCTGGATGGGCTACAAGACAAGGAAGAGTTATTGGTGTTGCGTTGGCCGTGGATGGTTGGGAAGGATACTATCCTATAGCACATGAAGGCGGTGGTAACTTTGATCAAAAAGTTTTTCTTAATCAACTTAAACCTATTTTAGAATTACCTTGTGATAAAGTATTTCATAATGCCATGTATGATGTTGGATGGTTAGATGCATTAGGATTAAAAGTGCACGGCAGAATAATAGATACGATGATTGCTGCACCTTTATTAAATGAAAATAGATTTAATTATTCTCTTAAAGATTTATCAAAAGAGTATGTTGGAGAAACAAAATCAGAATCTTTATTGTATGAAGCTGCAAAAGAGTGGGGTGTAGATGCAAAGAGTGAGATGTGGAAGTTACCACCAATGTATGTTGGTCCTTACGCTGAACAAGATGCTGCAGTTACTTTGAAGTTATGGAAAGTATTACAAAGAGAGATTGTTAAACAAGAGTTAACAGATATATTTAATACAGAATCAGAACTGTTTCATGTTCTATTCGCTATGAAAAAGAAGGGGGTACGCATTGATACAGAAAAAGCAGAACGTATTAAAAAAGATTTTGAAAATTCAGAGAAGAAGATATTATCTGGCTTATATAAAGCATGTGGTTTTGAGGTGGAGATACTTGCTCCATTATCAATTGCAAAAGCTTTTGATAAACTTAAAATAAAATACAATAGAACACCAACTGGATTACCAAGCTTTGATAAAAATTTTTTAGCAACTCATTCTAATCCGTTTGCACAGAATATAGTAAAAGCAAGAGAGTTAAATAAAGCAAGAACAACATTTATAGATTCTATTTTAAAACATTCTTATCGTGGTCGCATACATGCAGATGTAAATCAACTACGTTCAGAGACAGGTGGTACAATATCAGGAAGATTAAGCATGCAAAATCCTAACTTGCAGCAGATACCAGCTCGTAATAAAGATATAGGTCCTAAAATAAGAGAACTTTTTGTACCAGAAAAAGGTGAAGAGTGGGGATGTTTTGACTATTCACAACAAGAGCCTCGTCTTCTTATACATTATGGAGCCTTGGTTAGTGAGGTGTCTGATTGGGATGTTGCTTCTGTAAAAAAATTATTAAATGATTATAACAATAAACCAGACACTGATTTTCATCAAGTCGTTGCTGATATGGCAGGCATAGATCGTAAACAAGCCAAGACAATTAATCTTGGTATGATGTATGGTATGGGTAAAGGTAAACTTGGATCTCAATTAGGATTAGATAAAGAAGATGTTGATGATATTTTTAAACAATATCATTCTACAGTTCCTTTTGTAAAAGTATTGACTGATGGTACGATGAATAGAGCACAGAAGAGAGGACATATTCGTACTATACTAGGACGTAAATGTCGTTTTGATTTATGGGAACCTTCAACCTATGGTATTCATAAACCATTACCAAAAGAACAAGCAGAGATAGCGCATGGTGGTATAAATAGAATAAAACGTGCTTGGACATACAAAGCTTTGAATAGATTAATTCAAGGATCCGCTGCTGATCAAACAAAAAAAGCAATGATAGATGTTTTTAAAGAAGGTATTACACCTTTAATCCAGGTACATGATGAACTAGATATTTCTGTATACTCTGAAGAACAAAAGAAAAAAGTTATTGAGATTATGCAAAGTGCTGTGCCATTAAAAGTTCCTTGTAAAGTAGACTGCGAGGTAGGACCTTCGTGGGGAGAGATTGAATAGAAAGCAAAAGATTGGTTTTCTAAACCATCTTGTAGCCATGCACTGGCTAACTAAAAGAAATTACTACGTTTTTCATAACATCAGTGGCCTTGGGCCATGCGACTTGATTGCTTTAAATGACAAAGGAAAAACGATAAAGATAGATGTAAAAAGTGAAAGTATAAGAAAAACAGGCACACATGCAGGTCATAAGATAAGAAGAATGACCACAAAATTACAGAAAAAAATGGGTATAAAATTACTCATGGTAACTAAAGAAGGAAAGTGCTACTTCTATAAGAATGATTAAAACATTTGTATTAGTGGTAAGTTTATGGGGATTTAATGGTAGCTCTTGGGTGTATACAGGTAATCAATCCGTTTTAAGTATGCAACTTAATCAAGAACAATGTGAGATGATTGAACAAAGCTGGACTAAATTTGAAAAGAATCCATACTTTCGTTTTTCTATTGAATGTGTAGAAGAAATTAAAAAAGAAACTTAATCAATAGCTTCGTCTATCTTATCATTAATAGCTAC